TCTTAAATCTATCAAATATCCATTGAGATTTTTCTTCTCTTTTAATTACTATATAGAAATAATTAATATCTTCAGCTTCAAACAGGGTAGATGAATGAGTTTTACTAGTTTTAGTGCCTAAATCTACGATATCCATGCATTCTCTGGGGGAAAGCCGAGATTTAAAGTAAAAATCACTATAAGTTTCCATTAAAAGGTTGTGAATCCTAGAGTTTCGTTAGGATCTGTGTTCTCATTAACGTATTTAAATATATTCTGAATGTGGTCTATGTCTGAAGGTCCTCTAACACTACATAATTCGTTAGCGAAGTGTAATTCTACATTATTTTCCACGGCTAACTTAAGAATATCATATCTTCTCAAAGGATTATCAGGTAAACTGTAAATAGAACACAGTACTATGCCGTCAATGTTGTAATCTACTATGAATTTTTCAAGACTTGGCTGCCAGTCAAGGAATTCATTCTCAAATTGATAGTCGTTAATTCGAATTTCATTGTTATCACAATATTTTTCTATAATAGCACGTTGCATAGGTAGTGGGATCGGTGAAGAAAACTTAGAATTCCAGCCTGCATACGAAATCCACTTCTTATTTTTATCAACTTTACGTGTATCTTCCCTTTCTCCAACAAATCTAAAGTATCCTCCTGGTACCTTACGGTGATAATGCCCTCCTTTAGGTAAAATCCTACCATCCATAGACCATCTAGTAATATCTGTAGTGTTGTTGTAGTTACCATGTAGGTGGGCTTGTTGGAAAACTATAGCTTCCCCAGGATTTAACTCTGCAGGAAAGGAGTATTCACTACAGGTCTCCTGTAATCGGTCGCTGGACCAGTGATTAGAGTAGGTTTTTTGAGTAATATCTTTAGATTTTTTCCAATCTACCATCCACATAGTATTAGTATCGTAAGCTTTAGTAAAAGGAGTCCAGATAGTTCTTAAGCCTAGTCCGTTACCTACCCATATACCTTGGTGAAAGCTTAATTGACGACCAACTTTAGCTTGATTAGGTATTACTATTCTAATAGTAAAGTACCTTTGAATCATCCATTCGTCAAATCCTAAGTTATCTACAATCTCTCCATAGTAATCATCTACTCTATTAGCAAACTCTTCAGTACCGCAATACCTTTGGCAGTGTTTACCTAATTCTACTATTTGATCTGGTGTTAATTCCTTGTGTACTGTCTCTAGAGAGGTAATGTTTGGAAATTTCTCTCTTGCTACATTTAGCCAAAACGTAGGCCAATCGTGTTTTTCTAGGTTATAGGAATAAATCTTACAATCAGATCGTTGGTCAAGTGCTTGTAAATCCATATTATATAATATAAGAACTATTTATTAGTGATGCAACCATTAGATAAAAATACTCTATTTTCAATCTTTGAACACGGAGACGAAGAAGTCTACAAAGAAAACAATGTCGAAGGACTTCTAGATAACCCGTTTGTTCTAATTGGTATGGCCGTAAATGGAATAGAGAATCACCACATAATGGATCTAATGTACTCCAGGCAATACGGTAATAAATATAAATTTTTAAAAAAAAGTATTAAATATAAGTACTACAATAAGTTATTTGAATACCTTAAAAGAATCGATTTTAACTCGTTTGAAGATTTCGATATTGGTTCTACTTATGAGTTAGAAAAAACATACAATGGTTTAAATGTTCTGCTATATTATTTTGAAGTCTTAGAGCAATATGAAAAGTGTGCTATAATAAAAAAGGTTCAAGATATGGTTTTTGCTAAATATGAAAAAGTCTAAGTTATTTATATTAGGAGATAGTTTTGGCTACTGGCCTTATCCAAAAGATCAACATTGGTCTAACCTTATAGAAAAAGAGTACGAGGTACATAACTTTGCTCACGGAGGTTCTGCTTATGCTGAAATATGCTTTCAATCTACACATATTAAGAATTACAAAAAAGGAGATAGGTTAGTTATAGTTTTACCTGAACCTACAAGAATATCTAAATATATAAGATCATTATACGATAATAAAAAAAGTGTAAATAAGCAGGCTGAGATTAAAAGAGATGAGAAGATTGAAGAGTTTAAGATAAACCCGTCTCATTTTTTAGAAAGATTTGTTAATAACGAACCAGGTTTTAAAGATCATGTACTTTATGATTGGTTTTTTATAGTTAACTTACAAACTCATTTTCCTGTACTTGATCCTTACTATATTACTTGGAGTCCTACTGCTTTTCATTTAGGAAGAAAAGTACTTAAAAATTTTCAATATATTCCTTATGATAAATTCACTACTTTATCTCAAGAAGGTTTAAGTCCTAAAGATGTTCCTGATTACCATCCAGGAATAGAAGGTAATAAAGTATGGTATGAATATTTAAAGAGGGGTTTAAAGAAGGGTGGTGTGTACGGTGTAACATATGTCTAGATTAATAACATTTGGTTGCTCTCATACTGCAGGTGCAGGTTTAAGTGTAGAAGATACCTGGGCGTTTAAACTAGCAAAGCTACTAGATAAACAGCTATGTAACCAAGGTATAGATGGAAATAGCATAAAGGGTATATCTTGGAATATATCTACTTACGACTATCAATCAGATGATTACGTAGTAATATTGTGGACTGGTCAAAATAGGTGGACAGTTATTAAAGAAGCTCCTTATCATTTTCTTCCTACTGGTCCTATACCGTTGCGTAATTCTCTTATTCCTCTTAACGAGTCTTGGTATCGTAATTACCATTCTGAATTAGATGATAACTTTACTTCAGAATCTTTTATTAAGTACGCTGATTCTTTTCTATTCGATAGAGATATAAAAGCTTTACATATGTTTAATCATCGAATGTATCATTCTACAGGTTTATTAACCGCAAGTGAGTATAGTAGTAAGTTAAGGTTAAAGAACGACAGTTTCGATAAGTTACATTTCTATGAAGATTATAGATCGAAGCACTTCCTTCTGCCGCGAATATACTCTAAAGCATCAGATGGACTACATCTTGGAAAAAAAGCTAATGAAGAGTTCTCTACTTTAATATATAACTATGTAGTTAAACCTACTAAAAATACTATTTAGATTAGTTGGCTAACTGAGATAAAGTTCATATATTTAAGTATAATTAAAAAATAAAGGTTATGTATGATTCAGTATTAAGATTTTGGACTTGTGATTTAACAGGTGATGAGTGTGCTACTATTCTTCGTAATGGAGAAGAGATTTGTGTAACTGCTGATGAGGCTTATGAACTTCAATGTGAAATAGGATAATATGGGACTCAAAAGAATTACAGAGGAATACGCTCAGGGTTTGATAAAAGTTTCTGAAGATCTAACAGAGGCAGATGCATACTACTTTACTCTTACTCCCAGTGGTAAAGGAGATGGATGGGATGATGTTACTTACTACACTAATAGACCTAAGAAGATCCAGATACCAAAAGGTATTGCTGGCTGTCAATGGGTATACGTATTAACTAATACTTCTATGCCTGGTTTATGTAAGATAGGTTTTACTAAGAATAAACCTTCCGAAAGAGTTAAGCAGATAAATAGTGCTACCGGAGTTGCTGTTGACTTCGTAGTAGAGTGGGCTTACCCATGTTTTAATGCTCATGATGTAGAAAAGCAGATTCATAGATACCTACAGGATAATGGATTTAGAGTTAACAATAAAAAAGAGTTCTTCAATATTTCTGTTGATGAAGCTAAAGCTGTTGTTAAGCGTATAGGAGAACCATATAAAATGACAGAAGATGAAGAAGTATAAGCTTTTTTTACTTTTTGCTTTAGGTCTCCTATTTTCTTGTCAGAAAGATGACTTAGGTCCTAAATTTATATGTACTAATGGAGATTGTGATGCTGCTATTTTATTCCCTATGTTACCGGATTCAAATGGTTACTATCATGTACCTTTAGATTGGACTAGAGAATATCTTCCTTACTTCTCAGTTGATGTAAGAGCATCTCAAGTTATACCAGAATTTAGATATAATGAAGAGTCTGTTGTAAGAGCTAACTTCGATAGTGATACTTCTTGGATCATAGGAGATACGTTAGTTATGACAGTACCTATATTTAAACCGTTTTCAGGAGATTGGACTTCTACAGGTTTACTTCCTAGCGGTACAGTAGATGTTAATTTAACTCAGTTTGAAGGTATAGAAGTCAATATAGCTCAACCCTCCACTCTTTACTTTAGAAAAGTAGGTAATGCTATGCAGACAAAAAGGTTATTAGGTCCGTTTATTCCTCAAATGATAGGTGATACTATTACTATTGCTATGAAGGTTCAATGGGATGCAGGACAGTATTCTATAACTAAAGAAGACTATTTAGAAAAATTTATTGTAGAATAGTTGATTCTTTGAAAAATAATCATTATCTTAATTTATATTATAAAATATATATATAAAATTATTATTAATAATATATAAAGATATAAATATATATTAATAAATTATAAAATTAATCTAATATGTCATTAACGGCGGAAAAAATACAAACTAACTACGAAAAGCATCTTAAGATTATAGATACTTATATAGGAGACCGTAAGGACTCTCTTAAGGATATGATATCCCATATGGAGGAAACTTACGTAATGGCTCCTGCTAGTGGTAAAGCATGGCACCATAATGCCTTCGCCGGAGGGTATGTAGATCACGTTAATAGAGTCGTGGAATATGCGGTAAAGCAGTCGAGGTTATATGAAGAGATGGGTGGTTCAATAGATTACACCGAAGAAGAGCTAGTCTTTGCCGCATTGTTCCATGATTTAGGTAAGATGGGAGATGGAGATAGTCCAAACTATATGCCTCAAACAGATAAATGGAGACAGGATAAGCTATCAGAGATGTATTCCTATAATCCAGACTTACAGTTTATGTTAATACCAGATAGATCATTATTTATTCTTCAGAAGTTTGGTATTAAGTTAAGTCAGAATGAATTTTTAGGTATTAGATTACATGATGGAGTATTCGATAAAGCTAATGAGGCTTACTTCTTTAGCAATATGGAATCTTCAAGACAAAAAACATCTATCATATCAGTACTACATTCAGCAGATTTCTTAGCTTCTAAGGTTGAATATGATATGTGGAAGAGAAATGGAGGAAATTCTAAACCTAAAATACAGAAGACACATAGTACTACAGGAAAGAGAGTGAATTCATCACCAGGTCTTTCTAATATGTTAAAAAACCTATAATGAATAGTTTTTATATATTATTAATAAGTTTTATAGTAATACTGTTTGTATTTGCATATATTCTTCGTAACTTACTTATTAAAGTTGAAAAATACGAAGATGTTACAGAACAACAACAAATTTTATTAACAAAAATATACAGTACTATACTAGAGTCTAAAACTAAACTTACAGAACTCGATTCAAGAGGGGTCTTTGAATCAGACGACGAAGTTGGTTTTTTCTTTAATGGAATAAAAGAAATACAAGACACTCTAGAAGCTACTACTTCAGACCCTAATTATGCCCAGAAAGAAAAGCAAAGCTAATTACTTTACTTCAGAAACGGAAGACTACATAAAAAAGTACAACTACTCTACTGATCAAGAGTACAGAAACAGAATCTTCACAGATCACATTTACTTACCTTTTTATAAGTTAGCAGAAAACATTATACACACATTTAAGTTTTACTACACCGATGTAGAGCAAATAGAAGACTTAAAACATGAAATAGTTACAGTCTTACTAGAAGAAAAAATTATGAAGTTTGATCCTGATAATGGAGCAAAAGCATATTCTTATTTTGGTACTATTGTTAAAAGGTGGTTAATTAATTACAATAATAAAAATTATAAGAAACTTAAACAGAATACTTCGTTCTCTAATGTTGAAGATTCTACTTATAATTACACTCATGAAACAGATGAAGGTGAAATAACACTTACATCTTTTATAGATAAGTGGGTAGAAGAGATGTATAGTAATCTTGATGAGTTTTTCGCAAACGAAAAAGATATAAGTATTGCTGATGCAGTATTAACTATATTTAAAACTCGTCATGATCTCGAAATCTTTAAGAAAAAAGCTCTTTATATATACATCAGAGAAATGACCGACTGTAATACACCTAGACTAACTAGAGTAATAAGTATACTGAAGGAAGACTTTAAAGAAAAGTATATAAAGCTATATGAATTAGGTCATATAAACCGAAATCCTTTGTAAGTCTATTTATAATAAACAATTATTATGAGTTTAGATAAAGAAATATTTCAAGGGAAAACCCTATCTGACCTCTTCGGTGAAATATATGATAATTCAAAAGAGACTAAAGGCCAAGTAAAAGCACTTATAGGAGAACTTAAACCTCTTATAGAGAACATTGGCGATGCTACTCTTATCGTTCCTATGATTAAAGAATATATGGAGATAGGAGTAAAGAACGATGAAGCTTTAATTAAGTTAGCAACTATAGTTCAGAGAATAGAATCAGCACAAGCTAAAGGAGACGGAGAATTTGACTTTTCTGATTTACAGGATTTGTTAGATGAGCAAGATAGTATAGATCAACAAATTGAAGAGGTAGGAAAAGAAGAAAAAGAAGAAGATGCCGAGTAATTTTGCAGGTACTGGTTACTCCTCGTTAGGAGGAAGCTCTGCCGGAGGTGGTTCTGGAGCTAGCTCTATAGGATACGGTAGAGTAATAGATATTATTCTAGATAGCTTTCATCCTGATTATGAAAAATTCGGAAGCTCGATAGCTCTTAACGGAGTATTATATAGAGAATTAGTTGAAGCAACATCAGAAGCAGAAGAAGGTGAATTAAAATTTGCTTATGCTGGAGTCTCTGAGTTTAAAAAAGTTCCTCTTAAGAATGAAATAGTAGAACTGATTAATGCTCCTACACAAGATAGAGGTAATAATCCTGCAGCTACTAAAACCTACTGGGTAAGAACAGTTCCTTTATGGAACCATCCTAACCATAATGTATACCCAGATACCTTACAGTTTCCTGAACAGGAAGATAATCCTGATTTTGGAGAAAACTTTGAACCTAAAGAACACGTTGCTCCTATACAGACATTTCCTGGAGACGTAATTATGGAAGGTCGTCACGGAAATAGTATAAGATTAGGAGGTACTAAGTACGATAGTAATACATTTACAGATGACTCAAACAACAGCGAACCGTATATTATTATAAGTAACGGTCAAGCTGAACCCCCTAATGGTAATGATCCTATAGTAGAAGATATTAATGAAGACCCATCTTCAATTTATATAGGTACTGACCATACTTTTGAATTAACTCAAGCAAACGAAAAACGTGATGCATTTGAAGAAGCACCTGATACACCAGACGTATATAAAGGTAATCAGATAATTATAAACTCTGGAAGATTATTCTTTAATGCAAAAGAAGATAGTGCTTTTATATCAGCTACTGAAGCTATAGGATTAAATTCTAAATTTATAGGAATAGACGGGGAAGAGTATGTAGGTTTAGATGCCGATAAAATATATCTAGGTACTAATGCTTTTAAAGAAAGCGAACCAGTACTACTAGGTCAAACTACTATAGACTGGTTAGATGATTTTATATCTCAATTTGAAACCATAGTTAAAGGGATGGCCACAGCACCTCCAGCACCTCCTGCATATGTAGCAAAAATGGTAGCTACCGCTAACTCAGTACTACCTGTAATACCTCAAATTAAAAACTTACTAAAACAATTACTTTCTAAAAAAGTATACACAGAATAATGCCTTACGTAAATATACCAGAGAGCGGATTAGGAGGAATAGTATCGAAACAAATCGGTAAACTACAAGGGGACGTAGTAAGTAAAGTTCTTAAGCAATCAGGTACCATAATAAAGCAGCTACAAGAGACCGGTTGTGCTACTCCTTCTGCAATGAATAGAAACAGGAATAAGCTTAATAGTTTAAAAAACGCTATAAATGGAGTTAATGGAAAATTAAGTAAATTTAAAAGTATTCCTAAAAAACTCAAACCTCCAGTAAAAGGATTTAAATCTATATTGAAAATTATTCTTGCGATACCTATACCTCAATCTGTACCACCTGGATTCGGTATACCTGTTAATATTACTACTAAGTATGCTGATTTATTACATTTAGTGAAAGAATCAATTAAACAAGTTGAAGAAGTAATCACCTCCATTGAAGTTGCTTTAGAAACACCTGGAAATTCACTCAAATCAGTAGACAGGCTTTTGAGTAAAGCTGATATTAATATTCGTACCTGTGAAATGAAGCATTCATTAGATGAAAGTATTAGAAAGGGAGATACTGATGATGAAGAGTTAATAAGGTTAGGTTTAGCTAAAAGAGGAATTAACACCGCAACAGGAGAAGAAGAGCTAGATTACATTTTTAATGACTTAGGTCCAAGAGTCCTTTCTGATGCTAACGATAGTAACTATAGAGGTAAGTGGGTATTTGACCCTAATCAATTCTATTTTGAAAAAGACAGAGTAACTTATAAAGGAGGGGACTGGGAATGTCTCGAAGACCACCAACCTACAAAAGAAGACTACCCAGGCTCTTCTACTAATAAATGGAGAAGCCTAGCTGAAAATACTGATCAATTAATATCTAGTGATCTTGAAGGTAAATTACTAGAGGTACAAAACAGTAACCTTAATGACAAAGTAAAGGAAGATTTAAAAAATCTTCTTAACCAATTAAAAATTGCAAGTTCAACAGAAGTAACAGATATAGCATTAGGAGAAAGTGAATTTTTAGCTCCTAACGGAGAAGTATACTTCCTAGAAATTATTAGCGATATAAACTCTCCAGCAATTGCTCCTAGAAGATTTGCAGTAGCTAAAGATAAAAGAGATATTATAGTTTTTAGAGGACCTAAATCTTTCAGCTCCTCTACTACTGTATTAATCGACACTTTAAAACTAAGTATTATTAATCAACTTTCTTAACTAAACTATTTATAAACATGAAACTAGATCAACTGAGAAAAATTATTCGGGAAGAAGTAAGATCTGCTGTTAAGGAGGAGTTACAAGATGTAATGAATGAAGCAGTGAAATATGCTTCTACTCCATATGAAAAACCAGTACCTAAAGATCAACCTAAAAGATGGAGTGTACCTCCACGAGTAGGTAAATCATCATTAGATGAGATGCTACAACAAACAGCATCAGAAATGACACGTCAAGACGCAAATAATATTATGAGCTCTTCTGGAGTACAGAAACCTAATTTTGCATCTACAATGGGTAATAAAATGGTAAGAGAAAATAACGGGCCAATGCCCGGTATTGATATTAGTCAACTAGATTTTGTTTCAAAAGCTAAGTCTATATATGATGCAGCAAACAAAAAAACTCAATTTAGAACAGGACAGTAATTATGGCAATGAACGTACAAAAAATTAACCCTCTAGATTTACAACCTAGGAAGGCAATAGGAGTAAAACTTCCTTTCTCTGGAAAGGCAGTATTTAACTCTACGTTCATTTCTGCAGATGCTATTAAGACTAATTTAATAAACTTCTTCTTAACAGCTAGAGGAGAAAGGTATTTAAATCCTGATTTTGGTAACGGACTACAAGCCTTACTATTTGATCAGTTAACAGAAGATAAAATTAGAGAAATTAATAGTTTAATCAAAGAAGATTTAAAATTCTACTTTCCTAGAGTAATACCAACTGATATGTCTATCGAAGGAATACCAGATAGAAACACAGTTCAGTTCGTTTTAAAATATAAAGTAGACAGTACTAACATTGAAGATGAGTTAGTAATAAATTTTGATCAATAATGGCACAGGAAAGAGACATAAAATATATTAATAGAGAGTTTACAGATTTTAGACAGGATCTGATAGAGTTGGCAAAAAACTATTTTCCTGACTCTTATAACGACTTTTCTGCTACCTCCCCTGGTATGATGTTTATTGAAATGGCATCTTATGTTGGTGATGTACTTTCTTTTTATCAAGATACCCAATTACAAGAAACGTTTCTTCAACACGCTCAAGACCCTGCTAACCTATATACTCTTGCATATATGATGGGATACCGTCCTAGAGTAACTTCAGCAGCATCAGTAGAGCTTACTGTTACTCAGGAAGTATCTGCTACAGGGAGTAACTATATACCAGATTGGGATCAAGCTATTAGAGTAGCAGAGAGTAGTACTGTTAAATCTACTACCGCTGATAAGACAGTATTTGTTTTAGATTCAGCAGTCGACTTTAAATTTTCAAGTAGTTATGATCCTACTACAGTTACTATAGAAACTTTAAATGAAGGTGATAATACTCCTGCTACATACTTACTAAGTAAAAAAGTAAATGTAACATCAGGAGAAATAAGCTCTATAGATTTTACTATAGGTACTAGTGAAAAATTTAAAACACTAGAAATAGAAGACGACAACATTATAAGAATTTTAGACTGTACAGATAGCTCAGGTAACGAATGGTATGAAGTTCCATTTTTAGCTCAAGATACAATCTTTACTGATGAGCAGAATAACTCATCTGACAATTCTATATCTCCAAGAAGCTTAGTATTACAGAAGGTACCTAGAAGGTTTGTTTCTAGATTCACTTCGACTGGTGTTTTACAATTGCAATTCGGTTCAGGTGTAACAGAAGCAGAAGATACTGAATTCTTACCAAACCCAGAAAATATCACTCCTGGTAAAAAGAAAAACGTAGAAAGGCTAGATATAGCATATGATCCTTCTAACTTTCTATTTACTAAGTCATACGGACTGGCACCATCTAATACAACATTAACTATAAGATATTTAAAAGGAGGAGGAGTTTCATCTAACTCTCCTGCCGGAGCAATCACAGAAAAAGACGTGGTTACAACCTCTGCTACTGATGATACACAAATAACAACTTTATCATTTACAAACGTTTTACCTGCACAAGGAGGTAAAGACGGAGACACGGTAGAAGAGTTAAGACAGAACTCACTAAAGAGCTTTGCAGAACAAAAAAGAGCAGTTACTTTAAAAGACTATACAGTAAGGGCATTATCCTTACCTCCGGAGTTTGGTTCTATAGCTAAAGTATATGCTACACAAGATCCACTATTAGGAAGCAAACAATCTATATTAGATAAAAATCCTTTAGCAGTTGCACTTTTTATAGTTGCATTTGATAATGAAGGTAAACTCACAACAGCTTCCCAAAGTATAAAAGATAATTTAAAGACATATCTATCGCAATATATGATGATTACTGATGCGATAGACATAAAAGATGCTTTTGTGGTTAACATAAAAGTAAAGTTTGAAGTAGTAACTCTACCTAATAAAGCAGCTAGAGAAGTATTGACCAACTGTACTAAAAAACTACAGGAATATTTTGCTACTTCTAATATGAATATAAACACTCCTATCAATCTATCAGCTGCATATGCTGCATTAGACCAAGTTAACGGTGTTCAAACTGTTAAAAGCATAGTAGTTGAAAACAAACAAGGAGGTATTTATTCTAATTTTGCATACGATATAAAAGGAGCAACTAAAGACAATATAGTTTATCCTTCTTATGATCCATGTATATTCGAAGTAAAATACCCTAATGTAGATATTGAAGGAAGAGTAACAACATTATAAGATGATATATAGACTACATACTAAAAAAGATACTTTTCTAAGTAGTGAACCCAATGTTGCTGGATTATACAGAGTAGCAGGTACTGACCCTATATTAGAAGTTAGTCAATATCCTGATATTAATGATGTAACTAGATATAAATCTACTTTGATAGAATTCGAAACCGCAGATATTAATACTGCTCTTGCTATTGCAGGAACTAATACATACTCTGCTTCACTAAATCTTTACGTTGCAGAAGCAGCAGAACTACCAATATCTTTCAGTCTCGGTGTTACAGCAATTTCTGAATCGTGGAGATCAGGGGTTGGTATGTTTGACGATGTACCTATAAGAAACTCTGGTGCTACCTGGGTTAATAAAAATTCTAACGAAACATGGGCTACACCAGGTGCTCCTACTCATGCAGCATACTACAATAGTCAGTCTTTTATCAATACAGACGACTTTGACGTTAACATTAATGTTACTGATATAGTTACTGCAATTTCTAGCAGCACTATTAATAACGATGGATTTAAAGTTGATCTAGAAAAATCTGGTCAAGTACTTACCTCTACATCTCAATCAATATCTCTTAAGTATTACGGTGGAAAAAGTCATACTATATTTAAACCATTCTTACAGCTCGAATGGGATGATTCAAGCTTTATAACTGGTTCTAACTCAGTAATAGCTGATACCTTAGTACCTATTAAAGTACACACTAAAAACCTACAGAGCACCTATAAACAAGATGGTAAAAAGAGATTCAGGCTAACTGCTAGACCAATTTTTGAAAGCACTTCCTTTGTAACTTCTTCTATTAAGACAAATTACGCATTACCAGAAGATTCTTATTTTAGTATTAGAGACACATATACAAACGAACCTATAGTAGATTACTCTATAGGGACTAAAGTTAGTTGTGATAGTAATGGTAGTTTCTTTGACTTATATACTAATGCATTAAGAACGAATAGATTTTATTATATTGAAATAAAAACTAGTATAGATTCTAGCACATTATATTTCAGAGATGATAAATCTTTTAAGGTAATAAAGTAATGGAGAAAAATGTAAGAATAAAAAAACAGGTATTTGTAAAAAAAGACTTCGACAAAGTAGTTGATAGGTCTTTTAAATCGTTCGTTGATAGTGTTGAAGAAGAACAACTTACAGTTGAACAGTTTTTTATTCTATATGATGAATTATTTTTCGAAATACCTGTCTTAGGAGAGACAGCATCGCATCAACACCTTATTGAAAGAAGCTCAACTTTATTAGAAGTTGAACAAGATAATCAAGATATACAGCCTTTATTAGATGAAATAGCAGTACTAAGAGAACAAATATTAGAACTACAAACACAGCTAGTAGAAGCTAATACACCAGAACAATAGTGGCATACAAATATAAAATAAAAGAACTTCCAGCAACCGAACTTGCTAACTCTATCATTTCAGATAAGCAAAAATCGTTAGTATCTTCTATTGATCAAAATCAAATATTTACTTTACCGGATTCTTTTATTGAGCTAGGCATATATTCTTTTTCTAATATACAGTTAAACTATATTGATAACTATAAAAGATATAAACTTCTTCAAAACGCTCAGTCAGCAGGTAAAGCAGGAGCTACTATACTTACTATTGATCCAGTAAAAGACGCTATAGATCTTGGGTATGAGACAGGAGATGTAAGAATACTTTATACTTTTCTAGATAATTTATATTCTAACGAAAAAGAAAAAGGTCAATTTTTTGTTAATTCTATTTCCGCAGATAGAACTGAGATAAGAGGTCTTTCATTAGAATTAGAATCTAATGATATAAAAAGACTTACAGAAATAGCTCAAGGGATATTAGATAAGCCAGAAACTATTGAACCTTTAATTCTTAATTTAGGAGAAGGTAAACACCTGACTGTTATTAATATTGATACACAGCAGATAGATAAAGGGCTAAGTATCATACTAAAATTAAATCAACCTCTTCCAACTGAAGTTGATACTAATACTAAATTTACAGTTAATAGTATAGTATCAAGTCAACTACTATATGAAGTAGAGTCTGAGTTAGAAGTAGATGAAATAAAGATACCTAATCTTAGAGGACCAAATTTTAGTGTAGAAGCTATAAACGAGAATAATCAACCTACTGAGTTTCTTAACTACAATGAACTTTTTAGCTTTCCGGTCACTAGCTCATACTATGAGTTATTCTCTCTCTTTAATGAGAAGAGTGCTCAAATAGCTATTAATCATGATGAGTATTCTGACTTTATTCACTTCAGTTCAGCAGAAGAAAGGCTAAGGAACTTTAAATATAAACTAGATTTAATACATAGTTATACTTCAAGTATAGCTACTATAGAGCAGTCTAGAATTGCTGGCTCTGGTTCCTATACTACAGAAATAACAGGAAGTAAGACATACTTTGAAAATCTTATATCAGGTATAGTAGATAATTTTGATCATTATGACCGATTTTTATTTTTTGGTAGCGGTTCAAAATCATGGCCTAAGAGTAACAGTATAAAGCCTTATTTAAACTATCCCTCATCACATACATCAGGATCTAGTTTTTTTAATACTCAACTTATTAGTGCCTCTAACTACGATGTTACTAACTTTGATTTATTAACAAACACTATACCTAACTTTATAAGAGAAGATAGAGACAACATACCTTATCAAATGTTCATTCATATGATTGGACAACATTTTGATAATTTATGGATATATATGAAAGCAGTATCAGATAAATACAATACTGATCATAGACTTAATTTTGGTGTGTCTAAAGATATAGTTCGTGAAGCTATACAAAGTTTTGGTATTAATCTATATAACTCAAATCAAAATACCGATAATTTATTTTCACAATTTGTAGGAGAGGCTATTAGCACTGGCAGTAATAGTTTGATCACTACTATGTCTATAGCAACTTCTGCTAGTTTCAATAGTGGGTCTACACACCTACAACATTTACAGCCAACATCAAAAGATAATTACCAGAAAGAAATATATAAAAGGATTTATCATAACCTTCCTCATCTAGTTAAAACTAAAGGGACAGAAAGAGGTTTAAGAGCTTTAATAAATTGTTTTGGTATACCTAAGGATATATTAGAAATAAAAACTTTTGGAGGTCAAGGTTTAACAGATATAAATTTCTATGGACCTGAATTCCATACTACTTCTAGTAATTTAGATAAAATAAGATTAGATAACACCGGTAGCTTATTATCAGGTAGTACACTATCCAGATACAATAGTATCTTCAAAGAAGAGAAAAAATACACAGATGACCAACATTTTATTGAAGTTGGGTTTGATTTAAGTAATGCTGCTAATAGCTATATTGATACTCAAATATCAGGGAGTAACTTTGATATGGATCAGTATATAGGAGATCCTAGGAGTAGATACGATACTAAGTACGAACCTTTAACTGAGTTTGGTAGAGGTATTTTAAATAGAGATACTGCTTGGAATTTTATTACTTATACTTGGGATAATTACCCTGTTAATTGGAACGAAAATATTGAGTTCTTTAGAACTCCTAATGCATTTATAAGACTACTGAACTATTTTGATAGTGCTATATTTAGAATTATAAAAGATTTTGTACCTGCTAGAACTAAAGCAGCTACAGGGCTAATAGTAAAGTCTCATAAGTTAGCACGTAGTAAAATAAAACAGGTAGAAGCTACCCCAGAAAATATAATACATACCGGATCTAAATCTATTGCATCTATAACTGGTAGTCAAGGAGGATCATATGATGAATCAGGTAGCTTTGGGTATACAACAAATTACAATGCTCATCTAACTACTCCTATAGGTCCTATAAGCAGAAACGTTACAGATGAAGCTCCAATGTATAATGGAGAGTTTAGCGGATCATTACTTATATCTACTGACGGTGAGGTAGGTAAACTTAATCCTTTTGTTCAGTCTAATCAACCGAATTTAGTATTCAATATTACACTATTTAACGAGACATTACCTCCACCACCAGCTTGTATATTAATATTATCAGCAAGTTTTATCGGAGAAGCTTTTGAAGTAGGAATCGTAACAGGTACAGATACAACAGCTCAGATTACTTATCCAACACCTTCCGCTACTATTACAGGAAGCTTAGACTACGGTCATAATTTTGATGACTTTGAATTCTTTACTATAGAAGCTACAGATACTTATCCTGGAGGTACGTTCCAAGGATGGTTTACTAATGCAGCAGGTACAGGAAGCGCAGTATCAACATCTAACCCGCTTACTATTTATAACTATACAGAATCAGATCTTGGTAACAAGTTTTACGCTTATTACAGTTAATTATGACAGTAGAAGAATTCATAGAATCAAATCCTAACCTTTACGGTAATAATAATGTAAACTTATTTTACAGTAGTAGTGTATCAGCTAGTATTCCTCAAGCTCCTTTTACTATAAAAGGTATATCAGTTCAATCTAATACAGGTAATGGAATAGATATTGACTCAGCACTAAAAGGAGTAGAAACTTTTAGATTTGATTTTTCAGGTACTCAACTTGAAGCTCCTGTGAACGGTAGAATAAAACGAGCTGGGTATATCTACTTTTCTCTTTTACCTACTGTTACTAATACTCTACCTACAGATGTTGACGTAGTAGGTAATACTATAGAAAGAGATTCTGAATTTATTTTCATTCCATACATACAAACTAACTTTAATAACAACGATTATAATCCTTTGATGAATAACTCAGAAGGATCAAAAACAAACGTTGTCGCTCAAGTAGTTGATAGAACAACTGACGCTATTGTTCCTACTAACCTAGATGCAATACTATCAGGAAATGCAGAAGCAGCTGAAATACAAAACTGTAGTTATACTAAAAGAGCAGTAATAAGTAGCAGGTACTTAGGTAGTAAAACTTCTGCTGCTGGACCAGTATATTCATTAAATAAAGATAATCAAACTACCTTTGTTATCAATAACACAGTAAGTGGTAGTGCACCAGCAACTCCTTTTAAGTTTTTTGAAGGTAGTCAACACACAGCTGATGCAAGTACTTCTACAGTTAAAGCTATCTCTACATCTGATAGAGATATATTAGAAGTATACTTTGATTCTGTTATATCAGGTTCACACCCCAATAAAACATACCCTTCCTTTCCGACTGTTGGGAATTATCTTTTTCAAGAAGTAAACAATCAGTTTCAAAGATTACCGGGTAAGAAAGTATTTTCAATAGATAAAAACGAAGTTTACACTACAGATGATTTTGGACAAGTCACTCTAGTTGAATAGAATAGTTAATTAACATATATTTATATAAAACAATAAACACAAAATGGGATATTTAGATAATTCGATCGTGACGGTGGATGCGATCCTAACAAAAAAAGGAAGAGAGCTGTTAGCTAGAGGGGACGGTTCTTTTAAGATTACTCAATTTGCACTAGCAGATGACGAGATCGACTACACCTTATACAATCCATCACATCCCTCAGGTTCTGCTTTGTACGGAGAAGCTATCGAAAACATGCCGTTATTAGAAGCCTTTCCAGACGAAACACAAATTATGAAATATAAACTTACTACACTTCCTAGAGGTACTTCTAAATTACCTGTACTAGACTTAGGTGTAACATCTGTAAGTTTAAAACAAGGAGCTTCTGTAGCTATTACCCCTCAAACACTTAACTACTTAGGAGCAACAACAATTTTTGAAACAGAAGGATACACAGCTACTATTGCTGATGTAAGGACATTAAATTCATTTAACGGTGTTGGTATTAATACCGATGAAGCTGAAAGACTAAATACTGGAACAACAATAGGTACTAACGTATCTAAGACGGTAATAGGAACTTCTATTAACCTTGTAGCTACATCAGTAAATACTTTATTTGGGACTAGAACAAGCTTACAGACAACTTTAACAGTTATTGGTAGGGGCTCTGGTGCTAGATTAACAATACCTGTAACTATTTCTAAAACTAACTAATTATGTCATACAAAAGATTTGATACAGAAGACGTTGTAGTTAGTGCTGAAGCAGTAACTGCACCATTATGGACAGGGGATATCACCACTTTAAGTAGCTTCTTTACTTCTTCTACACAAGTAGGAGGAGCATCAGCTGACTACTACTATGATATCTATCAAACAGGTTCAACACTAGAAGACGCTAGAGTACAGTTTTCTATAGCTTACGCTGATAAACAAGGTTCTGGTTCAATACTATTTAATGCTTCAATAGCTGGAAAGTCTCCAGCATCTACAGTGTACGGTCAATACCGTAACCTAGTATTAGGAGATGAAGATACTGATTTTACTTTTGGAGCTGATAACTCAGAATATTTTTATGTGTTAGCTATCGATAGAGCAAGATATAAAGAAAAATTACTTCCTGGTACTTTAGAATTAGTACTTGAAAAGTCAGGATCAGGAGAAAGAATTTCTATTACAGATAATAGTAAACAAGTCTCTTCTATTTCTTTTAGCGACGCAGGTAGGGTATATGAATTAGTTTCTGGGTCATTAGGTACTGTTGACACTTCAGTCAACGAAAATGGGTATACTAATGGATCTGGTTCGTACGGTAAAATTTTACCTGATGTAGGTATTATTTTATTAAACGGTAAAGCATTAGACGCAGCTTCTTCAGCTGGTGGATTAGGATTAGGTACAAACAGAGCATCTAATGATAACTCTCCTAATAATTTAGCTCAACTATATGATGTACTAGCATTTAGCGGTAGCTTTAGAATTCAATCTGAAGAAACTATCACTTCTAACTTTGTATTTGTAAGAGCTAGAAATAGTGAATTTAATTACTCTACTAACCCTTCTCTTATAACTGGTTCAGGAGAACTACGTCATAATGTTATGATCGATACTCCTCAATCATATATTACAGCAGTAGGACTATATAATGATAATAATGACTTGCTTGCAGTAGCTAAACTTTCTAGACCTTTATTGAAAGATTTTACAAAAGAAACTTTAGTTCGTATCAAGTTAGATTACTAATGAATGAGCGCATTCAAACAATTAACCCAGCAAGATGTATATGTATCTGACTATGTAGCTACTAAAGCATGGTCAGCATCTGGTAGTGTAGTTAATGAATATAAAATTGAAGTACTAAGAGGGTTTTCTGGTTCTACACCTGGGTACCCATTTCCAGGAGATCTAAGGAAAAACAGATATCAAACCTCAGTCTACGATAGCGTTCATCATTTATATTTAGCAGATAGTCTAGAAGACGGTACATACTCAGGTTCAAGAGATTTATCTCTTTCTACTACTCTAACATTAACTGAAAG